CTTCCTGTAACTGTTAGAGCAGTTCCACTTCCATTCCATTGATAGACCTTAAATGAACCAGTGTTATTCAATAAAATATCATACTTTACAAATAGAGTATCGTTTGCAATTCCAAGACCACCAAGAGTTGGGTCAAAGTTATATGTTGCAAGACGACGATGTTGGAATAGAGGGGCAACAATATTATCCCAGAATTCTGTTGCACTGTTCCAACGATAAACCATCCAGTTTGCACCGCCGTTTACAGCAGTTGTTTTAAGCCAGATACTGCCACTTGGACGTGGTGCGCTATCAGTTGACTTCCAATAAGGAACACTGTAGTGAGCACTATATTGTAGTGCTGGGCTATAGTATGTGCCAGGTGCAACACCAAGATTTGTAAGTGGGGTGCCTGAACCGTTGCTAATAACAATCTTGCCGTCTGGTGTTTGATTATAACCAGCACTTGCAGCAGCAGCATTAGCGAATAGTTCAAAGTAACCATTAATCAATTGTGCATTAATACCTGGTAGACCACTGCTATTAATTGTTGCAACAAGGTTAGCAACACTTGTATTAGCAATAGTAAATGTATTNCCATTNATTGTTAAGCTATTTGTTAATGAAGGAGTAGTTGCTTGTGCATTACCAACGATTGTTGGAGTCTTAATTTGCCAAGTATTGCTACCAATTAGGTTCCAAGTGTTGTCATAAGCTTTTTGATATACTGAATTCTTAACATCTGTTGCATTGATAGCATAGCTACCGATTGTTCCAACATTGCTATAAGGAACGCCATTGTTTAATAGTGTTGAATCAGTAATAACAATTGGAGTTTCTTGGTCAAATACTTGATTGGTAGCATCCCATTGGAAAATACCGTAGCTTGTAGTTGCTGTATCAACCCATTGTGTTCCGCCAGCAGGTTCGCCATAAGGACGGCTGCTGCTGCCCCCAAGCTGACCTAAATCAACATTAGCACGCAAAATATATGCTTGATTTGTTACACCAAGAGTGCTATGTGCTGCCATCAAGCCATATTCAGCAGTTTCACTACCAAAAATACGGTTGCCGCTTGCATCTGTTGGAAAGATAGGTAAACCATAGTTGTTTAACAAATCTTTTTGACTTGCAACAAGTTGTAAAGTGTTTACTGTTGATGAAGTTGTATAACCTGCAATGCCGCCAGCACTACTTGTTTTGTTTGAAGCGGTTGCAAGAAGAATGAATGGTACGGTGCCTGGTCCAGTTGGAGCATAATTGCTTTGGTCAATAACTGTAACCGATACACCAGGAGATACTAAAGTTGCCATAGGGTCTATTCCTTTTAAGGTTAATAATATTTAGCGGATAGCCCTAAAAGACCCCTATTCTGGGAGTTATATGCGGATATTATAGCAAACTTTTAACTTTCTCTTCTAATTCTGCAAGAGTTCCATCATTATTGATAAGTTGGTCAAGATTTTCACGCACCCACGACCATTCACTTGGATGAACATCGTCTGGTTGCTCACCATATTGTAAAAGTTTTATCATCCAATCAGGGTCTTCGCCACGACGAACACCCCATACTTCGCCACCCATTTTGCGAATCATTTTAATTTCATTAGGAAAACGAGTGTCTGGAATAACAATATTATTTGTAAGATGTGCGGAATTACTGTTTACAATTTTACTCAATTTATTTTCTAAACTTGCAATCCAAATATCTTCGTGGAAATTAGTGCGACATACATCGGTTCCCCAATATTGTAGTATCCACCGTGGTGTTAAATTATCAATACCAAGTCGCACAGACCACCAATCATCACGCTGCTCACGCCAATCACGACTTTCTTTTGTGTCGCCTTCGAGTAGGTGACGAGGCCAGTTAAATACTTTTGATATCATATCTTTAAGAGGATCGGCAAAACTTACTTTTTGAAAGTTATGATTGCCTACGAGAATATCAGCGACTGACCCTTTGCCTGAACCTATCAACCCACAGATTGCGATAACTTTTATATTATTTTTTGAATTTGCATTTTTCATTATGGTATCTTTCATATAATCCTGGTCCAGCAAATTTTCCACAATAAACACATTCTTTCTTTTCTCTTTTATATGTATATTTTCCTGTTAATACCTGACAGTTATCACCGTGCCATTGTGAATAATTCATATTATCACATACTTTACCACAATGGGGACATTCATGTCGAGAAGAATTTAATTTTTCTTGTCTTTTTTTCTCTCGTTGTTCTTCGGTATGTTTTTTTCCATAAAAACCATTTTTTTCTCCGTACAATCGACACTTATTTCTAATTAAATCCGCCTTTTCTTTATCAAATAATTGTTCTAATTTCTTTCCTTTATTGTGTGGAACAAGACCCTTTCTATTTTTAGAAGCACTTAATTTCCAAGCCAGTGATTTTTTTCCAGTTGAACCTTGACCACCGTCTTGTAAATTGCGAAGTATTCCACCATCGTCTCTGCGACCAAACCATTTAATCAATTTTCTTTCCCAAGCAAACGCCCATAATTCTGTTAAATCATAAAATATTATTACAATTCTTTCTTTTTCTTTGGGAATTTTAACAGAGTGATCCGAAGACCACGCTCTACGTCCTATACCTTTACCAATATAATAGGGGGTTAAATTTGATTTTCTTATGTATGCATATACATAATATCCACTTGGTGGATTTTCTTTTGTAAATATCATCGCTGTGATTCCTAACAATCATAGAGTAGTTGGGAACGCCAATTCCGTGAACTACACTATTATTTATCTGTTTATTGTATAAAATCTTTATCCTATGACGAACCTAAAATATTAGCCTATTACGAACCACATTCCAGTCTCGCCAGTCATATAATTTGTAATTTCAAGTTCAAGAGCATCAATCTTGGCTTGACCACGAGTTAGTAGGTCTGTGCCATTAAGTGATGTGCCGCCTTGTGGACCTGGTAGAGTTGCAAACTTGCTGCGCGCCTCACCCAACATCATCATACATTTAGCAAGAGTATATTCTTTTAACCATGGATAGCTATATTGGTCAGTTAGTAGGGTAACATCTGGTCTATAATTCTCTGTCCAAAGCAAAATAGTTTCTTGATCTGCTTGTGGGCGGCGCATAATTGTTAATTGTTTTGTTACTGTATTAAATTGGAAGTTAAGATAACCACCAAATAATTTGCTTGCTTCTTTTAGAAATGAATTATACAAGTACCAAGTTGCAAGACCGCCAACACGACCGCTTTGAATCATATAAAAGTTAACAAAGCCAGCTTCAAATGGTTCGTATTGCGAACTGGTTCCGCTATTGGCACCAATATTACGCTTAAAAACATTGCGAACACTTATAACTTCGCTTGGAAGTGTGTATGTGTTTTGATTTTCCAAAAGATTTAGGAATGAATAACTTTCTTCAACACTGTTTGCACTACGTTGACGATAACGAACAAGTGCTTGACTTAACGCAATTTCATAGTGAGCAGGATCAAGTTCGACATCAACTATGCCATCACCAAGTGAATAACGTACATAATCAAATACTTTTGTTTTAAGTTCTTGTAAGGTTGCCATAAAAATATTTAGCGAATTTGTAAGTCAACTCCCCAACGCAAACAAAAGAATAACTCGTCTTCTGGTTTTAGTTCAGCATGTATTTCTACTGCCCATCCAAAATTATGCAAATCATCAACTGTTCGCATCACAGGGTTGCCCAACGCATTTTCCATTACCCATTTGCCAGCATCGCTGTCTTGCCATTCCATTATAGGACCAGCAGCATATATTTGGGCATCTTCTACATCACCCATCTTAAAACGATGCACTAACATCATGTATTTAAGATTTGCTCATCCTGAAATACACGCAAACACTTTTCAATGCTAAACCGTTTTATAAAGTGATTATCTGGATCATACTTCCCAAGTCGTTCAACTATCTTATTGAATAACCAATTATAATGGGTATATGCACCGCTATCCAAACGATAATGCCAATCTACATCACCAAAAGCACCAAGAATATAAGCATGTTGAAATTCAGCAAAAGCAGCAATTGTAGAACTTCTGTTTACATAAGCAAGTTCTTTACGATCTGCAATTATCATCATAGCTTGTGCTTGTGTCATGCCTAAACCCATCCAAAAGCAAATATGTGTTTTGCTTGGTACATGGTAAAATGGTTGCGGCACATCGCTTATTAAAGAGAACGCTGCTTCATTACGCATAGAATATTCCTTTAAGCATAATCATCCATTCCTGCAACACGAACCCAACCTACATTTTCTGCGGCAAACAGTTGGTCATAAGCACTATCAATAGCACGGAAACCATAAGCGTGATATTTTATAAATCGTCTTGCACTGCTGGGTCCAATATTTTTAGTAAATCTAAATTGACGATTTTCAATATCATGCAGCGTATGTTCACCTACCCAAATCTTATCGCCATCAGTTGCAATTTGGCAAATGCTGATATCAAAGTCTTCAATACATGATTGCGGATCAGAATAAAAGTTACGGCGAATCAGTTGCAATTTGCCAAGATTATTCATTGAAACGCCATCATTTACATCATAGGAAATAGCATTTGGTGTTTCATGCGTTGTAAAAGGATAGTCTTCTGGCTGCGCTAACCATTCATTAGATTTAGTTTCTGTTTGAACACCACGCATTTTACTTTCAAGTTGTGTTTTAAAAAATAACAAGTTCGTATTACTTTTAAAATACAAATCAATATCACTATTAGTAGGACGACCAAGGAACCAAGCAAGTGCTGCGCCGCCAGCTACCCAAGGTCCAGTATTTGCACTTAATTTAATACCAAGTTTGGTAACAAACCAATCATCATCTTTGTGAATAAGGTGCATTCTAATCTCCAAATTGTAGATAATAAAGTACTAAATCTTCTGGTTCAAACTCTGCAGTTACAGCTACACGGTATTCAAGTGTCATAATATCAAAATGGGCATGGAATTTAACACTGTCTTTAATAGCGTTATCTCTAACCCATTTATAATTTTTACCATGTTTATG